GTAATACGATTATAATAAATATCTTGATTTTCTTCTAAAATAGGAATACTTCGACCTTTAATCATATCTTCATCTATTTTATTTTGTATTGATCGCCAATTACTATTTGCTACATGAAATGAATTACCATATTCTTTTTCACCTTTTTTATATCGCGCTGTCTTATCATATCTAACTCGCAATGGTTTCCATTTCCATTTATTTTCTTGTGTATTATCATATCGAAATTCTACAATCATATTATCTGCAAAAATCTCATTTTCTTCTGTTATCATATCACCATTTAGATTTAACATTATATTACAAATACCCGCGTCAGCGTCAGATGGATGTATAGGATTAAATAATATTGGTTTATAATCACTATAATTACCATCATCTTTTTCTTTCTCTACATTATTAAATTCACCTTTATATATAATTGAACAAGGATCACTATATCCTCCAGAACTGTGTATTTTATCATAACCAACATACAATCCCAATGTTTTATATTGAGGTAATTGATTGATACAATGTGTTGTATTTAATCCTTCTTGAAAAATACTAGTTGTTAAATCAGTATTATGACCATTTTTCTTAGTTATAACTAGAAAATCAATGGTATTAAATTCGGGTGGTTTCCATTTAAACGAATGATCCCAAGTAATCTTTTGTTTTTTTCCAACTTTTAATGTTGGTGAACCTCCCACACCAAATTCTTTTGGGGTAAATATTAAACCATCTGTAACATAACGTTTTGTTGGAATCACTTTATCTAATAAATATATACAAGCAGTAAATATTTTTTCTTCTTCAGGTATTGTTGTTGGGTCTAATTGAATATCATAATCATAAAAATCCTTATAAGAAACCATAAATGGATTTTTCATTTGACCCGTGACAAATATATAATTCACATCCTTATTTATAACATCAACTATATTCGTTAATAAATCTAATCTACATTCTCTTTCTGCTTTAAATGGAAGATGTCTGACATCCTCACCATTTAAATAATAAATATCAAACCCAGCAAATAAATTTATTGATTTTGATAATTTATCTTTAGTTATATATTCGCCATCTAATAATGTATTACAATACTTTTTATTTAAAATATATCTTCCAGTAAATATAAAATTTAAATTTGTATTTATTAAAAACATATATCCATTATCATTTATAAATAATAATGTTCTTTGACCATCTGCTTTATCTGTTACAATATATTGATTTCTTATATTAGGAATTCTATTATTTTCTTCAGTAAGAGGAACAATATTCTCTACTTGAAGAGTTATTGATGAAGGACCTATAAATTGATTAGAATATACCATATTTTGTTTTTGTGCAATTTCTTTTCCAAAAATCATTTCCAAATAATTCTTCGAAACATATGAAAGCTGTGTAAAAGATACTGGATAATTGGTTAATTGTAATCCCATCAAGACATATTTAATTACTTTTTTAATTTTCATAGATAATTCATCTACAGTTGTAGATTCTTTTATTTTCGAATTATCAATTTCCAATTCTATTTCATATTTTTCGTGTTTTTTAAATAATTGAGATTCATTAAGAGTATATGATTTATATTTTGGATTTGATGTTTTAATAATACTAATATCTACTTTAATAGGATAATCTGGATGAGTTAATGTAACTCTATTAATATATCTAAAAAATTTTTTTTTATTATCCCATTGACTTAAAATAGTTCTCACTTGTTCTGAGGTAGTAGAGAATATTTGTTCTGTTGAATAAACATATTTTAAATTATAATCGGGATTTTCTACTGGTTGAATAATAATAGGTTCTGTACCTTCTTTTATTATAGTAGCGGGTTTCTTTTTTTGAAATTCGACTGAATGTGGAAAATCATTTATTAATTTATCCATATTTTCATTGATACAATAATGTTGTATGGCATTAATACCATCTATTTCTGCTCTCAAATTTTCAATATAAATTCTCATTAAATCAGACCCTTGTGGATTCTCTGTTTTAAATTTAAAAGATAATAATTTTTGTATTACATTATCATAATCTACTTTTGTATATCTTTGACCAATTGTATATTTTCTATATCTTCCTTGTTGGACTTCTCTTTCACCAGAAAAACGTACCTCTAATTCAGAAGCCCTTGAGGTATATGGTTTTGAATCTAAATAATATTTTAATAATTGTTCCAAATTTAAATTTATAGGATTTGGACTTGAGCTCATTTGATTAATATAAAGTTATATAATATATTTATATCAAATCAATTTTATAAAATATTACAAATCTTGATTAAAAAAGATTTTTCTATATTGTTCAATAAATTTATCTTTATAAATCTTTTTTTTTAAATGGCTTCCAGAAATTTTATCTTGAAGCATAAATATTATAAAAAATAAACTATACACTCCACATTCTGTATTTCCAAATTGATGTTCTATCGGATGATTTTGGTCAAAATGAAATTCAATCGGTGGATGTAACTGTTTTCCTTGTTCTGTAATGTTCTCTACTAGTTTCATTATCTGTTTCGGAATTTTATCTCCTGCACTATCAAAATAATATATATCTGCTTTTTTTATATTAATAAATAGTGAAACCCAATGACTTCCACTTTTATAATGAGGATCCAAATTAAATATAATTCCTATTTTATTTATATTCTTCTTTATTTCATTTTTTAAACTAAATTCACATAATTCTTCCCAAACGCATTCACCATTTATGTTATGTGTATCATAATCAATCGGTGATGGACCAATAAAATTAAAACATTTATAGGCATCTTCGTATTGTTTCATTACATTCATTATATCTACACTACTCAACCATTCATTGGGATTGAGCTTCCATTCATCCGGAGATTTCGGAGCATACATATCATCCAACACTTTTTTCATTTCACCATTTGTAAAATGTTGTTTTAACCAACAAGTCTCTTTATTACAAGTATTTCCCAAAAATTGTTTCAACAAATTCCATATATCTTCCGGCGACTTTGAATGTATCATTACATCTGGATGTCGAACATTCCACATTTCTCTTAATTTTAATAATACCTCATCCGGTAAACACGTATACCTCTTATTATTTCTTTGTTTTGAAATTGGACTACATTGAACCTGAACCAAATTATTATATTTTTGTTGAAGATTTAATTGTTTTGATTTTAATATACGATTATATTTATTTCCTCCTTTTTTTGTATGACGATGTTTTATTTTTCTTAGAGAAATATTGATTCTACGTCTTTTTGTATTCATGTTATTTCAATATATTATAAATTATTATAATATATAGATTATGTATATCAATTCAAATAACTTATTCCTTTTGTTTTATATTGATTATCAGACAAATTTATTTCTTTTTGAATCGGCAATTTAACTATTTTTTCTTCTTGTGTTTTTTTTATTTTTACAAAATTATCTAAATTAGGAACATTGTTTTTCGGTAATAAAAATGATTTTATTATTTCTTCATCATTTATTTTCTCTACTTTTTCTTCCTCTTCTTCTTCTAATTCCATTTCTTCTAATAATTGCAATCCTATATAATCTTCTTGAAATAAATCTGTTTCATCTAATAATTTAAAATATTCAATCGATTCTCTTATATAATTATCAAATGCTTTATTAATATTATTTGGATATGATTCTTTTTTATTATCCATTAAATTTCTAGTTAAATTATTAATTCTCTTTTTATAAAATTTTTTATCTTTTTTATAACAATCATCAATCCTTTCTTTTTTTAAATTTATCAATCTTTCATATGTTTTTTTATTAATCAAATAATCGATTGTGATTTCAGTTAATATTCTATTTTCATATTCATTTTCATTATTCTCTACTCTTTGATTCACTTCATTCATATAAATGATGAATATATAAATATCAATTATTACACTTTGAAAAATTTGTCTTTGATAAATTTTTAATATCCGCTCTTGTACTATTATTAAACGGACATTGAGAAAGATTCGATGGATTTGGATTAAATTTATTAAATATTTCTTTATGAAATAATCCTTCAAATTCTTGTTTTACATTACTATTCGTATTAAAAGAAAACTTATATAAATCACTATTACTACTTGGTACATACACATCATCATTACATTTATTTAATGGATAGATTTGATTTCTTAATTGAGATTCTATATTTACATTACTTGCAAATCCTGACCACGGTGAAATTGTATTTCCGGGATTAAATGTTTTTTCTGTTGAATAAGTAGGCAACGTTATCATTGGAACACGAATTGCTACTCTTGGATCTACAATCGGAAGTATTGAATATTTCGTCATCACAGGTCTTATATTCAAATATGCTTGTAACGGCTGAGATGGAATATTTCTATTATATATTCTATGGTTTGTTTGACTCTGTACTTGAGAATTTGGAAGACAATTTGATATTTTATAATAATCATTTGCAATCATTTGAGGCTCTATTGACGACATATATATAGTATATATAATTTAAAAATACTTATTTATAAACTATAATTATAATGTGTGGTATTTTTTCTCTATTAAATAATAGTTTTTTAAATGATAAATTGGTTTCTCAGTCCTTCAATAAAGGAAAAAATAGAGGACCTGAATTTTCTGTTCTAAAAAAAATAAATATTTTATGTGAATTTGGGTTTCATCGATTAGCTATTAATGGATTAAATGATATTTCTAATCAACCTATTACAATTAACGATGTTACCTTAATTTGTAATGGAGAAATTTATAATTATAAAGAACTGTATCAATTCATAAATGTAGAGAAAACAACCGATTCGGATTGTGAAATTATTATTCATTTATATTTGTTGTATGGAATTGAATATACACTTCAACTGCTAGATGGTGTATTTTCATTTATTTTGTGTGATGCAAGAATCACTGAAAATTTTGATGATACTAAATTATTTGTTTGTAGAGACCCATATGGTGTCAGACCATTATATCATTTAAAACCAGTTATCGATAAAATAAATATTCATTGTTTTGCTTCAGAAGTAAAAATGTTAATTGATTTACATAGTCAAATAAAAGATACACACGAAATTGTTCATTTTCAACCCGGAACATATAGTCTTTTTCTTTTACCTTTTCGTGTTTCACCTGTTTGGGAAACAACCATTTCAAATAAAGTATATCACACACTTGGCTTTACTTCTTGTATAACAAGCATCCATCTTTCAGAAAAAGAAATAATGTTTACTATTAAAAAATTATTAACCGCTTCTGTAAAAAAAAGAGTATTGAATACAGATAGACCTATTGCTTGTCTTTTATCTGGCGGATTGGATAGTAGTTTAATTACTGCTTTAGTAAATAGTTTTTCTCCAAAGGTAGAGACATATAGCATTGGATTAGAAGGTTCTGAAGATTTAAAATATGCAAAAATTGTTGCTACTTATTTGGGAACAAAACATACCGAAGTTGTATTGACAGAACAAGACTTTATTGAAGCAATTCCAGAAGTAATTCAAACTATTGAAAGTTATGATACAACTACAGTGAGAGCTTCTATTGGTAATTATTTACTTGCTAAATATATCTCTACTCATTCAGAAGCAAAAGTTATATTTAATGGTGATGGTTCAGATGAAGTATGTGGTGGATATATTTATATGGATTATGCTCCGAATGAATTAGAGTTTGATAGAGAAACAAAAAGATTATTGACAGATATTCATAAATTCGATGTATTGCGTTCTGATAAATCTATTTCAAGTAATGGGTTGGAACCCAGAACACCTTTTCTAGATA